CAGGACTATTCATCAATGGTTAACTTTGCACGTTGTAAATGTTTAGGTGCTAATGTATTAAGAGGACCTGAGCAAATTCCTTGGGATGGTAAACTCAAGTATGATTATCAACTGTGGATTGACTCAGATATCGTCTTTGATTCTCAGAAGTTTTGGCAATTATGCGATCTAGCAGTCCCTGCAGATTCCGTTAATGAAGATGGAACTCCTAATGAGAAAGTATTAGAAGAACGTGCGATTGCTGCTGGTTGGTATGCCACTGAAGATGGAAGCACCACCTCTGTTGCACACTGGTTAGATGAGGAAGACTTCCGTAAGAATGGCGGAGTTATGAATCATGAAACCGTTGAGACTATGAGTAAGCGTAAGAAACCTTTCACAGTAGACTATACTGGGTTTGGTTGGTTACTTATTAAGAAGGGAGTCTTCGAAAAACTCGAATATCCTTGGTTTGCTCCAAAGATGCAAGTCTTTGAATCAGGTAACGTACAAGATATGTGCGGCGAAGACGTATCCTTCTGTTTAGATGCAAAAGAGATGGATTATGAAATCTGGTGCGATCCTCGGATTAGGGTAGGTCACGAAAAAACTCGTATTATATAAGGTTATGGGACTTTTTGGCAGTAAACCAGTGTTTAGTATGAAAACAGATGAGCAACTCTGGTATGAAATATCAGAAAATCTCACCGAACTCTCTCGGAGAGATAAAGTTGATTACCGGGTCCGTGCGACTCGTGACTCGGTAAAGAAAAAACTTGAAGAACTTGATCTATTATGATGTATTCTATTGGTGCAATCTTTGTTATTATCTTCATTTGCTTTATTTTTATGATGTATAGATACAATCCTCATTAGAAATGACCAAATTATTCAATATTAAGTTTAAAACTGATATTTTACATAGTCGATTAACTGCTGAAGAGGCAGCAGACAAGTTACAGGACTATGCAGACAAATTTTATGCTAAAAAAGACGACCCAAATGCATGGCCATTTGACCCACAAGACCTAACAATGGAGGAATTTATCGATGCCAGTTAAAACTAAACAAGGAGCATGGGGATCTTCTCAATTTGTAGAGACAATTCCCAAAAAAACTCGCCAAGGAAAAGGAAAACATACAAAATATGCCGCGAGTTCTCGAAATGAGGCGAAAAAAAGAAGTCGCGGACAAGGTAAATAAATACAAGGGACTCGAAAGAGTCCTTTTTTTGTTGCACGGGGTAAAAATGGACCAAAGAATGCTAAGAGAAATCGCAAATGATGCTATCACACCTAAAAAACGTGATCAAAAAGTCCAAAATGACCTTTATGAGAAGAGAAATGATGATGATTTCTATGAAGGACTTGATTATGATGACGATATGATCCCTTCAGCACAAGTTTAGTGATAAATCCTTAATAAATAACTAAAATTTCTATATTTCGATGCCTCTAGAAAGGGTTAGTCCCGGTTTTAAAGATATTAGTATGACTTTTCAGGCAAATCCCCTGAATTTTGACCTTATTGGACTTAAAAATGAGAATGCAATTGCTCGTTCAGTGCGAAATATTGTATTTACCCTTCCTGGAGAGAAATTTTTTGATGAAGATTTTGGATCTAGAATTTCTGCGTCTCTTTTTGAGAATTTAGACGATGTTTCAGCGGATATTATCGTTGATGAAATTACGCAATCAATTGAAAACTATGAACCTAGAGTAAATTTACTTACTGTAGAGGCATTTCCTAACTTTGATAGCAATACTTTTGACGTAATGATTGTATATGAAATTATAGGATCAGATATTCCTCCACAAGAACTACAATTCGCGTTGCAATCAACCAGATAAGATAAATGCCATTAGTAAATTTCTCTAACCTTGATTTTGATCAGGTTAAAACATCACTTAAAGATTATTTAAAGGCAAATTCTACCTTTACTGACTATGATTTTGAAGGATCTAACCTTTCATCCATAATTGATCTGTTAGCATACAACACTTATATTACTTCTTACAATGCCAACATGGTATCTAATGAAGTTTTTATTGATAGTGCTACTTTAAGAGAAAATGTGGTCTCTTTGGCGCGAAATATTGGATATTTACCTAAATCTAGAAAGGCAGCTGCCGCAACAATTAGTTTTTTCATTGATTGTAGTGGTATAACACCAACTCCAGCTACAATAACCCTTAATAAAGGTGCTGTTGTTTCCTCATCAGGAGTTTTTGGTGGTCAATCGTTCGTTTTTTCTGTTGTAAGTGATATTTCAGTCCCAGTTTTAGATGGAATTGCTTCATTTGACGAAATTACAGTTTATCAAGGCACACTTTTAACATCTAACTTCACATATAGTTCAAGAACTCCAAATCAAAAATTTATTTTACCAAATACTGGAATTGATACCTCTTTAATTAAGGTAAATGTAAAAGGAACGGAACAATCTACAACAAAAGTTAATTATACTGCTCAAGATAGTCTTTTTGATATTGATTCAAGTTCAAAAGTCTATTATTTACAAGAAATTGAAGATGAAAGGTATCAGGTGATATTTGGGGATGGTATTTTTGGAAAAGCACTTGAAGAAGGTAATTTTATTACTGTAGATTACATTGTTTCCAATGGAGATAGTGCAAATGGCGTAAATCAGTTCGAATTTGCCGGAAATCTTACTTATGAAAGAAATGGACTTGATTATACTGTAACTGAAGGAATTTCTTTAGTTACAACTGACATAACTTCTAAAGGAGGAGAGGCAATTGAATCAGTAGACTCAATTAAGAAGTTTGCTCCTCGAATTTATGCTTCTCAGAACCGTGCATTGACTGCAAATGATTATGAGACCTTAATTCCAGCAAAAATTTACCCAGAAACAGAATCAATTTCAGTTTTCGGTGGTGAAGAGTTAATTCCGCCACAATACGGAAAAGTTTTTATTAGTATCAAGCCTAGAACGGGTGATTTCTTACCTAATCTCATAAAAGAGAATATTAGGATGAAATTGAAGAAATATGCCGTTGCTGGTATTGTTCCTGAAATTTTAGATCTAAAATATCTTTATATTGAAGTAAATTCAAAGATTTATTATAATACCAACCTTGCAACAACTGGATCTGCTGTTTCTAGCGTTGTTCAGAATAATGCTAACAAATATGCAGACTCTTCTGAGATGAATAAGTATGGAGCAAGATTTAAATACAGTAAATTCTTAAATATTATTGATCAAAGTGATGAAGCAATAACTTCAAACATTACAACTGTAACAATGAGAAGGGATTTAAGAGCAGTCTTAAATACTTATGCTGAATATTCAATTGGATTCGGAAATGCTTTCCATATTAGAAGTATGGATGGGTATAACATTAAATCTTCTGGATTTAAAATAAGCGGACTCCAAGATAATGTTTATATTGCAGATATACCAAATACAAATAGAATTGATGGATCTCTTTTCCTCTTTACTCTTCCTTCAGCTTCCTCTACGGATCCAACCATAGTTAGAAGAAATGTTGGAACTATTAATTATGAAAAGGGAGTTATAACCCTTAATCCTATTAATGTGATATCTGGAAAGATAAAAGATGCTCAAACTATTATTGAATTGTCAGTATGTCCATCTTCTAACGACGTTATAGGATTACAGGATTTGTATTTGCAACTAGATATTAGTACAAGTACTTTTGAAACTGTAGTGGACGACATTTCTTCTGGTTTAGATCCAGCGGCATCTGAGTATATTGTAACCTCAAGTTATGCAAACGGGAACTTAGTAAGATCTTAAGATGGCAGAAAAGAGAATACAATTTAGTAACATTGTTCAGAATCAGCTTCCTGCCTACACGAAGACTGAATTTCCATTAGTTTCTGAATTTTTAAAGCAATACTATCTTGGTCAGGAATATCAAGGTGGTTCTATTGATTTAATTCAAAATATTGATCAATATGTAAAAGTTGCCGAACAAACTAATTTAACGGAATCAGTTGGATTATCTACTGCGGTAGATGCTTTTACTGATGTTATTCCAGTGGATATGGTTAAGTATCCTGCAGGAACTTATGGATTTCCTAGTTCTTATGGTTTAATAAAAATTAATGATGAGATTATTACTTACACTGGTACAGCAACTACTTGTTTTACTGGTTGTGTGCGCGGATTTTGCGGTATAACCTCATATAAGACAGCGAACAGTCCAGATGTACTAGAATTTAATACAAGCACCTCTGAGGAGCATACAACGGGGTCTGAGATAAAGAATTTAAGTGTATTATTTCTAAAGGAATTTTTACTCAAAACAAAACACCAACTTTTACCGGGATTAGAGAATAGGACATTACATAAAGAGTTAAATCAAGACTTGTTTATAAAACAAGCAAAGGATTTTTATTTAAGTAAGGGTACAGATAAATCTTTTGAAATTTTATTTAAAGCGTTATATAACGATGATGTAAGAGTTATAAAACCTAGAGATTTTCTTTTTACACCATCTAATGCTAATTATAGAATTACAAAGGATTTTGTAGTTGAATCAATTGAAGGAGAAGGGAATCCAGTAGATCTTGAACAATCTACTTTATTCCAAAATGCATATACTTATGGTGATTATACTAAAGCATATGCTCCTATTACTTCAGTAGAACCTATTGTCACTGGAGATACGGGAATAGGACAAACTTTCTATAAACTGAGTATAGATGCTGGATATAATAGAGATGCTAGAGTTGATGGATCCATATATGGAGAATTTAAAACTCATTCAAAAACTAAAGTAATTGGACAAGTATCTGCAGGAACAACTTATCTTGATGTAGATTCTACGGTTGGATTCCCAACAAGTGGAGAATTATATGCAAATTATAGTGATGGAAGTGTAGGTGTTGTTTCTTATACTTCTAAAAACACTACTCAATTCTTTGGTTGTTCAAATATAAATGGAACAATTGCAGATGCGACAGATGTTGGAATTAATACTTATGTTTATGGTAGTTCTTTTGTAGATAGTAGTAAAACTGTTAAAGTAAGAATTAATTCAGTATTACAGAAATTTGAACCTCCTTCTGATGCATTAAATTATGAAAAAGATGATACTGCAAAAATTAAAACTTTAGGTGTTTCTGATGGTAGTAATAAGGGATCAAATTGGTTCTATAATATTTCCCCAATTTATAAAGTTAAAGATATAACTTTAATTGACAATTCAGACTGGACATATAAAATTGATTTAAATGTAAGGCATTGTTTTAAAGTTGGTGATCTTGCATCTATTATATTGGGTGGAAAGGCAAGAGCAACTTCTACTATACTTAAAGTTAATTCTGCGACTGCATTTGAATGTAAAGGTCAAGGTGAACTTGGTACTCAGAAGGCTAATACATATCAAGTTAAAAGACTTATTTTAAAAACAGAATCTAATAATTTCCCAGATTCTACAATATATTCTACTAATGTTCAGAATGTTTATAAAAAGGGAGATGATTATCTAGTTGCGTCTGCTTCTATTCCTTCTTATAATGCTCAACCTCTTGATGTATATGGTCAAACAGTTACATTCTCTGGAACTTTTATTGGATCTGAATTTTTAATTAACCCTTTAACTGAGGATCATGGATTCTATACTGGTGACGCAGTTTATTTGTCTCCAGAAAGAATTAGTGAAGATTATTTTGATGCTTTTGGTAATGAAAAAACCAGAATAGTTGATGGAAAGTGCATAGCTACAGAAGGACTTTATTTCGTAAAAAGGGTAAACAATTCTAAAATTAAACTTGCTACCAGTAGAACGAATTTATCGGATGAGACTTATGTTACTCTAACTGATGATACTACTGTAACAAATAATAGAATAGAACCTTATGATTTTAGATTTAAAACATTACAATCACAGAATCTTTTAAGAGAAATTGCTCTTCCTAAAGATGACAATGAAACTATAGTTTCTACTACTCCAGGATTTACTGGAATTTTGGTAAATGGTGTTCAAGTTTTAAATTATAAAGCTGGTGATGTTATTAAATATGGTCAAATTAATGAAATTGAAGTTAGTAGTCCGGGATCTGATTATGATGTAATTAATCCTCCTATTGTTCATATTAAAGACAATGTAGGAACAGGTGCTACTGGATATGCTGCTGTTGAAGGATCTTTATCTGAACTTAGACTTCTTAGTCGTGGTTTTGATTATGAAGAAACTCCTACTATAACTCTTAGTGGAGGTAATGGGTCAGGAGCGGTTGTTGATGTAAATATGAAGTTAATAACCCATTCGGTTGACTTCTTTGCAGACGCTAATATTCATGGTGGGCAAACTGCTTCTTGGGTTAATCTCACCGATAATATTATTGGATTTAATACTTATCATAAATTCAGAGATTTAGAAAAAATAATTTATAAAACTAATGGACAAACTCCTATTGGAGGAATTACTACTTTTTCACAGTATTTTGTATCGAGTGTAAGCAATACTACAATAAAACTCTATCCAACTGAAGCAAATGCTTCTGCTGGAATTAATACTATTTCTTTAACTTCTCATGGAGTTGGTAAACAAACTATTGAAGCAATTGATAAGAAGTTTGTGGTTGATTCTATTAATATAATTGATGGTGGATCTGGATATGCAAATAAAAAGAGAAGTACTCCTACTGAAGCGGGAAGCGGGATTAATACAGCATTTAATACTATTACTATACCTAATCATGATTATGCATCTGGGGATATAGTTAAGTATACTGCTGAAGGTACTGCTTTAGGTGGATTAACTGATGGAACAGAATATTATTTGACAAGTATTAATCGTAATCAATTTAAATTATCTACTGTTGGGTTTAGTACTGATAAAGATTTCTATTATAGAACTAAGCAATATATTGATTTTACTTCTGTTGGTGTAGGAACACATACTTTTAATTATCCACCAATTACAGTTAATATAACTGGAAAGGTTGGAATTTCCTCTATAGCAGGAGATACTTTTGAATGTGAGGTTCAACCTATTATTAGAGGTAAATGTACTTCTGTACATGTATCCAAAAATGGTGTTGGATATGGATCCTCAGAAATTATTAACTTTGATAGACAGCCAGATATTACTTTAATTGCTGGTGATGGTGCACAATTAAAACCAGTTATTAATGATGGAGCAATTACAGAAGTATTAGTTCAAGCAACTGGAACTCAATACAATTCTCCTCCAGATATAGTAATTGCTGGTGATGGTGAGGGTGCAGTACTTACACCTGTTTTAGAAAATAATACAATTACTTCAATTAAAGTAATTGAAAAGGGTCAAGATTATACTGCAGCAAATACTAGCATTTCTGTTCTTGTTCCAGGAGAAGGTGCAGAATTTAGAGCGAATATACAAAATTGGAGATTAAATTTATTCCAGCGACATATTGATAATTTTAGTACCGATGATGGAATTATTGCAGACCAATTTAATATTGATAGAGGACTTCAATATGCTCATTTATATGCTCCTAGAAAACTTAGGGAAGCATTGTTCGGAACTGATCTTGACGGAAATAGTTTATACGGAAAGAGTGATTTACAAAGGGTTAATAGTTTAGAAATATCTTCTACAGACCACTCACCTATAATTGGTTGGGCATATGATGGAAATCCCATTTATGGACCTTATGGATATTCTACTCAAACTGGTGGTGTAGTAGCACAAATGAAGTCTGGGTATAGTGTTGATCTAAAAGCAAGTAGACCACCACAAAATCAATTCCCAGTAGGATTCTTTATTGAAGATTTTACCTTTACTAAAGTAAATGATCCAAAAACTCTTGATGAGAATAATGGAAGATTTTGTATAACTCCAGAGTATCCAAATGGAACCTATGCTTATTTTGCAACTATTGAAGAAGGAAATGCAGATTCAGCAGGACCTTTTGCTGGATATAAGAGACCAAAATTCCCTTACTTAGTTGGTGAGAATTATAAGTCTACTCCCAACAAGTTTAATTTTAGTTCTTATTCTAATCAAGAGCAGTATTTATTGAATAATACTGAATGGTCTAGAAATACGTATTTCTATAATCTTATTGAAAATGGTTTAGAATATGAATATGTTTATATTCCTGATGATTTAGAACAAACTCTTGATGTTAAAGCGGGAGTGGCTGGTATTATTGATAAAATAGGTCTTACAACAGCAGGAGATCTTTATCAAGTTGGAGATAAGGTAGTATTTGATAATACTGGCACTCAAGGAAATAGAGCTGCTGCTAAGGTTTCATGGTTGGATGGTAAAGCATTAAGCAATATAAGTGTTGCTACAAGTAGTGTAACTGGTGTTGAAATTTATCCTGGAACCCAAAAAGGAGAATATATTCTTTGGTCTACAAAACCTCATCAATTCCAAACTAAAGATCTTGTTAAGATTTCTGGATTATCTACGACATCTTCACAAATAGGTGGTAATTATAAAGTTGGTATTACAACTGATACTTTTGCATTAACTGGTGTTGGATCTACTCCTACTGGTATAGGAACAATACCTCAGACTGGAATAGTTACTTATTTTGATGTTCGTGGAAATCTTGGATATCCTCATATTAAAGTAAATGATATTTTAACTATAAATTCTGAAAAAATTCAAGTATTAAATATTGAACCTGAATTTTCAAGAATTAGAGCTCTTAGAGCTGTTGAAGGTACTACTGGAGCAGCGCATACAGTAACTACAGTTCTTTATGAAAATCCAAGAAAATTAATTGTAGATGCAGGATTTAAAACAACTTATGATTGTAAAATCAATACACAACTTTATTTTAATCCAAATGAATCAGTTGCATTAGGTACTGCTTCTGGAGTTGGTATTGGTACAACAATTCAATTCTATTCACAACCAGGTTATCCCAATCCTATAGGTGCTGGATTAACACAAGTCTTTATTCCAACGAAAACAATCTGGATCAAAGATCATGGTTTAGTTACTGGAGATAAATTAACATATTCTCCTAATGTGGGGGATGGGGTAGCAATTCATACTGGATCTGGTCTGGATGTTCAGAATGCAGGTGGCGGAATATCAACGTTAACTGATGGACAAACGGTTTATGCTTATAAGCATAGTAAGGATTTAATTGGAATTGCTACAGTAGTTGTTGGATTGAATACTGCAGGTGATTCTATAGTTGGTATTGCAACCACATTTAGAAGTTCTTCGACTTTATTCTTCTCTGGAATTGGAACCGGCACTTGGCATAGCTTTAAAACAAATTATACTCCAATTACTGGAGAGATTTCTAGAAATCTTGTAACAGTATCAACTGGTAGTAGTCATGGTTTAGAAAGTGATGATACAGT